GCTATGTAATGAAGCCACAACCGACCGAGTTTAGTGCCCGCCTTCGTGAAACCATGCGTGCGAAAGGCATTATGCAAATTGAGATGGCGCAGCGCTGCGGCGTGACACAATCGGCAATCAGCCACCTGTGCTGCGGGCGTAACAATATTGCCGATGTTAACCTGCTGTTCAAGATGGCAGACGTGCTGGAAGTAGACCCGCGCTGGCTGGCGGAAGGAGATGCGGAATGATTAATACGAAAGCACAACTACTTAAACAAAGGATAAATAAGGCCTTAGATGACTTTACTAAAGGCCGCGCGGCCATGCACGTACCCCCTCTGGAAACAGATGTTGATATGGTACTGGCTGACTGTCTGGATATTATTGAGGAATTTTTATCAACTAAAAACGTAGAGTAAAAAGAAGCCCGCGACCAAGTATAGTGCGGGCTTTTCTCGAAGTGGATTGTCACCATTACAACAAAACCTAAGATGCCGTGCGCGGCATACGGAACAAGTCCCGCAACACGAGTATAGCGCCGTGTTGCTAAAATAGTCAAATAAAGGTAGCAGCATGGAAAATATTCTCTTCTCCATCGGCAACGATGCTAAATCCCGTCGCGCCAAAAACTACGATATGACCTGGCCGGAGTTCATCGCCGAGATGCAACTCTACATTGATGAGCCGTCTTTCGGCATCACGTTTTCCGGCGACGAAACAAAAGAGCAGTACGACCGCAAGAAGAAACAGCAGAACTACATCGCCGCTGCCGTGGATAAGGTGCGCTCTAATGACACCGTTCTTGGCCGCTCTATCCTGTTTATTGACCTGGACGGCGTGACCACCCGCCAGGTGCGCAAAGTAACCCGCACCCTTGACGAGAAGGGTTATGCCTATTTCGCTCACGGCACCAGTTCCGACCGTCACGCGCTGAAAGGCGGGGCTGACGTCCGCGCGGTTCGCTTCCTTATCCCGACCAATCGTCCAATGGATGCGGACGAAATCTGGCATGTACAGCACAGCTTTCTGAACTGGATTGGTCTGGACGAGATGGAAGGTGTCGACATGACCGCCTGCCAGCGCGCCCGCATCATGTTCGTGCCGCCGTATGGTGCTGAGTGGTGGGAAGGAAAAGGCAAGCCGGTGCGCGTCAGCCAGATGCTGAACAACGGCTATGAACCGCCGAGCGAGTCCGGCAACACGGTCTGGTCCGAAGAGTCGCTCGCCGCTGCGTCGGAGAACTCGCAGGCTATCGCAGGCTGGGCATTCGAAATGGGCCTGGAGATGATGTCGTCCGGGCGCGGCTGGGCTATCCAGTGCCCGAATCACATGAGCCACACCGATGGCCGCGACGGCACCGAGGGCGACACCGCTATCATGCTGCCGGATTCGCTGCACCCTGAAGTGCGCTTCGTCTGCCAGCACGCGCACTGTCGCAACCTGAACAGCCACCAGCACATGATGCTTCAGCTTGTCGGCGTGCCAAACAGTTATTTACCAGAAGCGCATAACATTTCGAAGAAGCAAATCGCCGAGCTGTTCCCGTTCATGGATGAGGACGAGGTAGAGCACGTTCACCGTAACCAGGTAGAGGCAGCAGCCGACGGTCTGGATGCGCACGTCTGCCAGGACGAAGACCTGATGGACGAACCTTGCGCACTGTTCACCAAGCGCGACCCGATTATCGACGGCCTGTACAACTTTAAATCTACGTTCGAGCTGGTTGGAGAGTCCAACATCGGTAAATCGTTCTTCCTGCTCGGGCAGATGGCATGCGCGTCGGCCGGGCTGCCGTTTGCTAGCGCGAAGGTTATAAAATCGCACAGCTTCTATTTCGACGCCGAGGGCGGCAGCACGACGCTCGACCGCAAGCAGGCACTACAGAAGACATACGGCGACGACCTGGACTGGTTGCACATCATCGACCTGCAATCTGAAGGCTGGGACATCACCAGCAAGGCGGGCCAGCGCGCCATTATCCGCCATATCCGCACAACGGCCGGCACCGACCCGGTAGGCCTGGTGGCGTTCGACTCCCTGAACCAGTCGGTTGCGCTGTCGGATAAGCCGTTCGACGAGAACTCATCCTCGGACATGGGCACTGTGGCTTCGGCGCTTAAAGCGATTGCCGATGAAACCGGTGCGTGTGCGGGCGTCGTCCACCACCCGGCCAAATCAGAGAAAGGCACCCGTCGTATTGGTCGCGGCTCCGGCGCGCTGCATGGCGCGGTTGATTTCGTCTACTTCATTGAACAGCCGGACGAGTCGGAACCGCTGCGCCTGAACTTCTACATGGAGAAGGCCCGCGGCAGCACGAAACAATTGCCGCGGGGCTTCCTGTTGGCGAAGTGCAAGATTGAAGTCGCACAGGGCCATGCCGACGCTATCCTGGCGCTGCAATCGGACCGCGAAGCACCAGACTTCTCCGCGTTCCTCGAAGGACAGACCATTAAGCCACTGGACTCTCAGCCGCGCGACGAGACCTTAGTCCTCATCCCTGTGGCCCTGGCCCCGTTCGACTCTAAAGCTGCCGATGTGGGACGCCAGGCGGTGAAACAAACCAAAGACAAGCTGCAGCTTAAAGGCGACGAGGCTGCGGTCCTGGCCGCTATCGAAGAGTTGCAGGCAGAGGACAACCGGCCACAGGGTTACGCCATCAGCGAGATTATGAAGCGCATCCCGGGCGGCGGTAACCAGCGACGTCGGGCCTGTGTTAAAGAGTTAGCCGAGCGCGGAATCCTGTGTTACGGCAAAGACAATAAGGGTCGTTTGCAGAACGGAGAAGACGACCGCCACACCATGTTCAGGGTCCCACAGGCACCAAAAGACTTCGAAGATGTGCGGCCAACACAAGACGAAGATGACCTGTCGGACTGAAAAATCAGTGTCGTCGGACAATGTTGGCTGTGAATAGTTATGCAGAAAAAGTGAATAGTTATGCGGACAAAATCGTCGGACAAGATTAGTTGCCGGACAACCTGTCCGTCCGGCTTGTCCGCCTTGATTTATAAGGATTTTGTTGCCGACGGACAAACGGACGGACTTAGTCTTAACAGACTGGATGGGGGTGTTGTCCACCACCCCTCCGTCCGTTAGACTTTTATTCATTCATGCAGGATACACGGCAGCAATGATTAAAGCACCACCGGCAGCGCAAAGAATAATGTTGGCTGCTACTTGCAATCATAGTATTAGTGTAGTAATGTCTGTGTACACCAACAGAGGAGATGTGAAAGATGACCAACAACGCTAAAGCAAGAATGATTCTGGGAATGGACCACTGGCGCAGTAACACTGAGAGGTTTACTTTATTTTGCCCTACATTTTTACTGGCAGTAAGACCGAAGGTGGGCTGGTGGGTCCGCCGACTAAAGTAGAAGACAAATTTATGGCTAATTGTGGCGGGCGACTGAGTAGATGTCTTGTCTGACTACCATACAAGTTCTCAACCCCGTCGCACGCGTAACTAAGATATATCCTATTGCAGAGGTGTGAAAATGACAGCAGAGCAGAAAGTAAAACTGAACCAGCTAATTCAGGCCGTAGAGTCGCGGTATCTGGACTTCCGGCAAGCACCCGATAACAGCGAGGAGGAGTTTAACGCCATCAATAAGCTCATGGACGCCCGTACACGGCTTCGTAACTATGTTGAGTCACTGACATGTTCGCACTAAAAGATATCGTCACCTGGACACACCCACGAAGCGGTAAGACGCACATCGGGGTAATCGTCCAGGTTTACCAGCGCAACGGCAGCGAGCGTTACGTGGTGCAGGTGTGGCGTCAGTGGGCCCGCCACCCACGCCACTACCGACCGAATCCTGCCTGGCTTAAGAAATTGCGTTGACATCAGAATACTACTCATCTAATATGAGTATCAGTTAACCAACGGAGAACTACCATGGAAATTATAACAATTGCTTTGTGCGAGAGTTACTACTACGTAAACGGCTTCGCTATGGTCTGCGATGGGGATAATAAATCAGTAACAGCCACGGAGGACGAAGAATAATGGAATTAGCATTCGGTGTTATTTTGATATGCTTCGGCGTCTGGTGTGTATACATCGGGCAGTTACTAATGCAAGGGGCTTTGTAATGGCTACTCTAAAAGACCACCAACAGGCGATGGTTGACCTGCTCGCATCCGGCAGCGGTATTCCTGCCTCTGCGTCACGTCTGGCCCATGCGATGCATGACCTATTATCCCTTGTTAACGCCGGGGCTACCATGAAGTTAGACCAGACGTTAAACCTACTGGACGTGAAGTCTGTTATCCGCGCAGTCGAAGCTAACTCACCCGGACTGAACGACAAGGCCCTGGCTGCCGATGTTGAGGCGTGCCGACGCAATCAGTGGCAAAAACCGGATGTTACAATTAAACCCGACCTGTTCGACCGCGCCCGTGCCGCAGAGCGCCGCGTCAAGGAGCTGGAGAACACGGTTAAGCAGTTGCGCGAGCAGTCGTCGAAGTACCGGAGTACGATTGCCGGAATGAAAGCGGATATGGATTCGTTAAAGGCTCTTGTATTTGCTTACGAGCACGGCGCTGAACCAGAACAAGCAGGTTGCCGTAAAGACGATACGCAGGTGTGCGACCATCCAGAAGGTCGTGTCGACACTAATATCGGATTCTGTTCTAAGTGTGGGAACTTCCTATGACTACAGTGTTATTCGTGTGGGTCCTCAGTGCGGGCCAGCTCCATCTGGAAGGCACTGAAACGTTCTACACACTGGAGGCGTGCCTCACGGCAGCACGCAACGCAGAGAACGCGCCTCTGGCCTTCGACAACAAGCCCGAAGACTTCCAGGTCCGGGCGTTCTGTAACACGAAACGACTTAATAAGGATAAGTGAGAATGGTTCAGAGATATATTGAAGGTGGTTACGGCGCTTCGGAAATGGAAGAGGATGAACACGGCGATTGGGTTAGTTACGAGGATTATGCGAAGCTTAAAGAGATGTACGACGCTCTGAGTGAGAAATGGCTGGAGGTTAATGGTCAACACGGGGCTTTATGCGACGCATGTATTTCTTACGGGCTGGAGCCGACCGACATGATTGAAAATGAGTTGACGAAATGATTGACGAAGAACGCGCCGCCGACCGCAAGGAACAGGATGAATTACTCGATGAATGGTACAGAACAGGAGAATGCCCGTATGCCAAAAGATAATGTGAACCAGCCGGACCACTACACCCAGGGCGGAGTTGAGTGCATCGTCGCTATCACGGCGGCCACTGTAAACAAAACCGGTATCGAAGCAGTCTGTGTGGCTAACGTCATTAAATACTTGTGGCGATACGAGCTGAAGAACGGTGTGGAAGACGTCAAGAAGGCGCAATGGTATCTGAACCGTCTGGTTGCCGTGATGGGCAGCAAGCCTGACCCTAAGCATGATGTATGCGACCACATTAGAACATATGATTCTGAAGTTTGCTCATGGTGGTGCCCGAAATGTGGCAAGTGGGTGTCATGAGTCTCGCAACTGACATCCTGAAGCACAGCGGCAGCCTTATTCCATCGCGCAAAGTCGAACGCCGGGAGCCGCACAGTTATCCGAAGCGACAGGCCGTGAAGTATAAAGCACCAGAGCATACGCCAGTGAAAGGTGTTCACTGGATGCCAGAGCGTCGTATGTGGCGCGCCTGCTACTGCGTCGATAATCAGGTTATTGCCGTGGGTATCTTCCACACACAGGAGCGTGCGTCTATTGCGTACCGGCTTTATGCGTACTGGGTTAAGTCTGGCCTTGGGCAAGCGCCGACTAAGACAGAAAAGCGGCTATATACCCGCCGGAACACTTCGGATAAATCCTAAAAATAAGTGAATCTCTATTGACAATCTGATAATCTCCGTATGGAAACCAACCTATACGGAGTCCTCTCACCGATGGACGATAAACACTTCTGGCTCGCTATTGCCGCTATTTGCGGTGGTGCCGTGTCCCAAATCAAGAAAGGCGAGACCATCCCGTTATGGCGTCGCCTCTGTCACCTGGCCGCAGGAGCCGCCTGCGCCGTATATGCATCTCCGGTGATTATCAGCTACTATGAGTTATCAAATTCTGATGGTCAGTACCTGGTGCCGTTTGGCGTTGGTATGTTCTGGTTGAAGCTATTCGAAGCCGCAGACGCATCCATCGGCAACATCAGGTTACCGTGGAGTAAATAATATGCCTGCTACTTTCCTGAATACCCCACTCGGCGTTATCTGTCTGGTGGTACTGGGGGTAGTTTCCCTCATCAACATTTACGCCCACTGGATTGAAGACGGTCTGGTCGGGCGTCTGCTTTATATGGCCCTGGCCTTAACGTGCGTTGCCGGGTTATTCCGATGGACAAGCAGTTATGTGACGACCGCCGTCGGCGTGAGCATCATTGTTATTTTTGCTATGCTTGTCCTTCGGGATATAACCGTTAAGACGGTTCGCTACTTCAAACACCGGAGGAAATATGCGAAACATTTCAGATAATGGATTGCACTTTAGTGCTGCGTGGGAGCAGTTCCGCAGCACGGCATACAAGGCCACCTCAGCAGAGAAATACTGGACGATTGGCTACGGCAGCTACGGTCCGCATGTCAAAGAGGGCCAGAAGATTACCGAAGGCCAGGCCCTTATCCTGCTGAACAAAGATATGGCGGCTGCCGTTAAAGCTGTCGATGCTGTAGCGCATCCGTCGCTTAATCAATCTCAGTTCGACGCGATGGTCGACCTGGTATTTAACGTCGGCCCCGGGGCAATTGCGGCGTCTACAGGAACCGGTAAGGCATTACGAGCTGGCGACGTCGCCACGCTGCGCCAGAAGCTGCCGCAGTTCATCAACCAGAACGGCAAACCATTGCTCGGCCTGCGCCGTCGTGCAACCGGTCGCCTGGCACTGTTTGACGGAATGCTCTGGCAACAGGCGGAAAAAGTTGGACGTGCGGTTAATTAGTGCTAGGATTCTTCTTAGCGGCATGTCCTTGTGATACCTGGATAGCGTAGCAGCGCAAAACCTGCCAGACTGGAGCCAATCACCAGCGCCGCAACAAATTCCACCCAGCCAGCCTTTGCCCCGACTAACCCTCGGGGCTTTTTTTTTATCTTATTCGCAAATAATAGTTGCATAATATCTATGACCGGCCTATAGTCTGATTACACCATACAACATGAGGTCAAAGAGAAATGAAAGTTTACATCGTGCAGTTAGAATATGATTACGAAGGCTTTATCATCGACAGCACATATGCCCGTGAGAAAGACGCAAAAGCTAGGGCTGCTGAGATTCAGCGCATTATTGATTTGCCGTATGGGCACCCGGAGAAAAAATACCTTTGCGACGGCGTAGAGGTTGAGTGTCTGGAGGTAATCCTGTGAAAATCGCCGACAAACTCGCGTTCGAAGACGCACAAATAATGGCTCGCCTGGCCGTTCATAGCATTGGTCTGGTAGCTCCAGAGTCTTATTGGTGGGCTGCGATGCAGGCGCTGAAAGCTGCGTATAAGGGGAGATGAGAATGGCTTACGACTGGACCTACGACTATCAAAACCACGGCGTATCTACGGCAGCACCAAAGTACGATAAGCCGAACCGCCCGATGCCGAGCCGCGAAGAACTGCTGTCACGCAATAGCTTCGGCTCAGTGAATAACAACCGCCACCTGGACCGCATGCTGGAGAAACGTAAATGAGCGAAACACTATACTCTTTACTGACTATTATCGTTGTGTTCGGGTATTGGTATGTTTATCTGTTTGCGTACCATCGCGGATGGAATGCTGGGTTTGATAGGAGGGGTAAGAAATGACTAACCAGGAATACGAAGCCGCCAGCATCGCCGCCGCCGGTTGTTATGACCGCTTCGAAGGCGAGCACAAGCTGCAGCAATGGGATGAGCACATTGCCACTCTGGAAGCAGCACTGGCTAAAGCACAGGAAGCGCGCCGGGAGATTGTGAATCAGTACAATCTGAATAAGGGGTGTAGTCATATCCCTAAAGTTATTGTTCCTGGTACAGAAGGATTCCCCGACGGCGGATTGTTCTGCGAGAAGTGTGGCATTGATATGCACTGCGAGCATGATTTCACGATAAACGACAGCCGCGAAACCTGTCTCTATTGCAAGGCTAAGTTATGACCACCAAAGTAACTAAAGAATCCCTGGCCGAGAATATCGGCCGCCTGGAGAGTTACGGTGACCTGTCGCTGAACGAGGAATACCAGCTCAAGGCGTATCGTTTGCTCATCGACCTTATACCGGATGTATTATGTGCGCATGACTGGCGTAAAATTGGGCTTGCGGAACATTCCAACTGGGTTTGTTCTTTATGTGGGAAAGCGTACAAATGACTAACATCATCATGGTAACAATCCTCGGCGCGCCGCTGGTTATAGCGGCGCTTAAGGAAATGGGGTGGTGGCTATGACGAGCATCCCGGAACTTATCGCCAAACACGGCAGCATCGCAGCAACCTGCCGTGAGACTGGCCTTAGCGAACTGACCATCGCAAAGTACCGGTTCGACACCGGTTGTGAGAAGCACGTAATACATAACGGTCGTCTGATGACGCACCAGAAAACCAGCCCGGTGCTGTACTCGCGCCGTGGCGTAACCAAAACGGAGAGGGCGAACGGGTTATGAACAAAGACGCAGTATTTTACGCAGTAGTGGAGCGTGGGTCGTTAGCCTGTGTTTCTGTCGTACACGAACGATACGAAGAAGTTAAAGCAGTATTCCCGGACAAGGAGAAAGCGCAAAAGTTAGTAGACAAATACCCCGATGAGAAACTAAGAATCATCGCAGTAGGCATAACTAAGTTATAACTCCTCCTGCCCGCCTCTGTGCGGGCTTCTTTTGCCTTTGTCAATATCTCGCTATATAATCCCCTCAGAGGTGCGCAGGGCGCGTCTCATGCGTTATGATGGTCATAACCGCATTCGACAGGAGATTTACCCCATGAAGATTGGCAAGGCTAAACCGAAAGGTGTTGCCGGTGTGACGCCAGCACGTAAAACAGGCGACAAGGAAAAGCCGGAGGGCTACGTCTTTGGCCGCCCGACTAACTACCGCCCGGAATACTGCCAGGCCATCGTCGACTATTTCGCCAATCCAAATTCCTGGGTAATCAACGAAGACATGAAGGGTAGCATGAAGGCTATCCCCTCCGGCAAAATCCCTACTGTCGCCCGCTGGTGCCACAGCATCGGTGTATCTACCCGTGTGCTGGACGACTGGCAGCGCCGACACCCTGAATTTGCCGAAGCCTATCAGATGGCCCGACAACTCCAGCAGTCCTTCGCTGTAGAGCTAGCCGCCGCCGGTATCGGTACAAGCCTGCTGAACCTGTTCATGCAGGACCGCCACGGCTGGAAGGCCACTAAAGAAGAATCAGAACAGAGCAACGAGCCAATCCAGAAAGTCGTCGTGGAGGTCGTCAGTGCAGATAAGTATAAAGGCGACTGAGCCACAGGCCGCATTCCTCGGCATGCACTGTAAATTCCCGGCCTTTGTTGCCGGTTTTGGCACGGGCAAATCAGAGGTCATGTGTAACTCTGCCCTGCTGGATAGTCTGGAAGGCGGTTCTGCGTCAATGATTGCCATGTACGAGCCGACCTACGACCTGGTGCGCCTTATCCTGGCACCGCGTATGGAGGAGAAGCTCCAGGAGTGGGGCGTACGCTACCGCTATAACAAATCGGACAACATCATCTACACTTCCAACCGGCAGCTTGGCGACTTCGTTCTGCGCACCCTGGACAACCCGGCGCGTATCGTCGGTTATGAGTCGTTCCGGGCTAAAGTGGACGAGCTTGACACCCTGAAGATGGACCATGCACAGGAAGCGTGGAACAAAATCATCGCCCGTAACCGCCAGAAGCCGGACACCTACGTACCGACATCGCCGAAGCCGGTTAACACGGTGTCTATTTTCACCACGCCGGAAGGCTTCCGTTTCGTCCATGACCGCTGGGTAGTGAATAAGAAGCCTGGCTACGAGATGATTCAGGCGTCCACGCTGTCGAATCCGTTTCTGCCGGAGGATTATGTTGACTCGCTGCGTGCGACATATCCGGATCAACTTATCGAAGCGTACATTAACGGCGAGTTCACCAACCTGACATCCGGCACCGTGTACTACGCCTACAACCGGCAGCGCCACAGTAGCCGCGAGACGATTAATCCCGGCGAAACGCTGTACATCGGGCAGGATTTCAACGTCGGGCAGATGGCCTCAACGGTCTACGTGCAGCGGGGCCACGTCTGGCACGCGGTTGCCGAACTGAAAGAGATGTACGACACCCCGGACGTCATTCGCGCCATTAGTGAGCGCTGGAAGCGCAACGGACATCATATCGTTATGTACCCGGACGCCAGCGGAAAGAACCGCAAGAGTAACAACGCGTCAACGTCCGACATTGCGCAGCTACAGCAGGCCGGATTCGAGATTCGCGCCAAGTCAACTAACCCGGCCGTGAAAGACCGTGTTGCCGCTGTCAATAAAGCGCTGGAATCTGGTATGCTGATGGTTAACGAGCAGGCTTGCCCCGTCACGTCGCGCTGTCTTGAGCAGCAGGCTTACGACAAGAATGGCGAGCCGAACAAGTCCAGCGGCAACGACCACCAGAACGACGCGACTGGCTACCCAATCGCTTATGAAATGCCGATTGTTAAACCTGTGATTAACATCCCTGTATCTTTCGCCTTGTGAGGCATCTATGGAAGACCAAGAATTTTACCAGATTGAAGCGGAACTAATGGCGCGTGTCTTTGAAATCCTGGACGCGCTTAATGATATTAAAGAGACACTACCGCCTAACATTGTTGCGCTGATGGAGTGTTTCCACGATGAAAACGAGGGTATCCACTAATGAAAAATAAACATTACTGCCCGTTTTGCCAGCGTGACATCGAACCTTTTATTGACGAAGAAACCGGCGAGCCGTTAATTGTGAGAGACGTAGAAGACCCGCTGGACGAAGGCGGTTTTGTTTATGTTCACGACGACGTCCCACACGATAGCGATTACAACTTTGAGGTCCTGCAATGAGCAACGACAACAGCGTAAGAACAAAACACCGCGAGTGGCAATTCCACTACGAGAAATGGAAGAAGGTGCGTAACGCTGTTGGCGGCGACCTTATCAGCTACCTGCGCAACGTCGGCCTTAATGAGCCGGATAAAGCCTACGGTGAGGCACGCCAGGCCGAGTATGAGCAGGGCGCTATCTGCTACAACTTTACGAAGCGCACACTGTCCGGCATGGTCGGCAGCGTCATGCGTAAAGACCCGGAACAGATTATTCCGCCTGAACTGGAATACCTGCTGCGGAACTGCGACGGTTCCGGCGTCGGTCTGTGGCAGCACGCGCAGGACACGCTGATGGAGATTGATTCTGTCGGTCGTGGCGGCCTGCTGGTGGATGCCCCGGAGACTGCCGCGGCCACGGCGGCCGAGCAGAACGAAGGATTACTAAACCCGGTCATCGCATTCTACACCGCAGAGAACATCATCAACTGGCGCATGAAGCGCTTCGGCTCGGTGAACCGTGTCGTAATGATTGTGTTGCGTGAAGTCTGGGAGTATTACGAATCAGACGACGAGTTTGTCGTTAAATACGGCGAGCAGTATCGCGTGCTGGACCTGGACGAGAAAGGCAAGTACCGCCAGCGCCTGTATAAGTTCAAGGCATCCGGCGGCGACGCGGAACCTGTAGAAACGATTTACCCGAACCTGGGGCCTCAGCTAGAAGGTAAAATTCCGTTCACGTTCATTGGTGCCAGCAATAACGACGCTTCAGTGGACGATGCGCCGCTGCTGCCGTTGGCTGAACTGAACATCGGTCACTTCCGCAACAGCGCCGACAACGAGGAGTCCAGCTTCGTCGTAGGCCAGCCGACGCTGTTTATCTTCCCTGGCGAGCAGATGAGTTTACAGGCCTTTGAGGCTGCCAACCCCAACGGTATTAAATTCGGCAGCCGCACGGGACACAACCTCGGCGCTGGTGGCGATGCTAAACTGGTCCAGGCGACCGAGAATAACCTTGCCAAGCAGAACATGCTGGACAAAGAAACGCAGGCTATCCAGATTGGGGCGCAGCTTATCACGCCGACGCAGCAGATTACCGCCGAAAGCGCACGTCTACAGCGAGGCGCGGACACTTCTGTTATGGCGACCATCGCGCGCAACGTCAGCATGGCTTACACCGACGCGCTGAAATGGGTTGCTGCAATGATGGGTCTGCGTGAAGGTGTGGAGATTGAGTTCAAGCTGAATATGGACTTCTTCCTCCAGCCAATGACTGCGCAAGACCGTGCCGCATGGGTTGCTGACATCAACGCGGGCTACCTCCCGGCAACAGCCTACTATGCAGCCCTGCGCAAAGCTGGCGTGACTGACTGGACCGATGAAGATATCATGAATGCAATCGCCGACCAGCCGCTGCCGAATGCGACGACTGTAACCGGCGATATCCCGGCTAATGCTAACCAGCCTGACCAACAGAACGGTGGGAACGCGGATGAGCAGAACCGAGCTTAACATTTTCCTGGTGGCCGCCGTTGCGGTCACTCTTTACATGATGCTCCAATAAACATATAGTATAGTAATACTAAACAACCAGACATGTAAGGAACCGCAATGAACTCCGTAGATTTTTTCTTCCTTGTAAAGGATGTGTTGGGTTTTATGCTTGGTGTAGCCACGTCAGTGGCTACGTACTATGTGTATAAAAATATATGAGCCTGATAGAAAGCTTCATCAGCCATCAGGTCTGGCTACAGCGTAACGCGTCGCATGAGGTGAACGAGCTTGCGCCGTTCATCCAGCAGATGCGCGACGAGGTGCGCAAACAGGTTCTCCAGTTTGGAGACGATAACAGAGAAAGACGTAATCTGGAGAAGCTCCTGCGGGACCTGGAAGACATCCTCGACGGCATTACCACGGACTGGCAGGACAAGCTGACAGAGGACTTGCAGACGCTGGCGGGCTACGAGGCCGACTGGACGACGAAGACGCTTACCGCTAACGTCGATGCCGAGTTTGTCACTCCGTCGCCAGAGCAGGTCTGGTCTGCGGTTAAGTGGAATCCGCTGGCGCTGAATGATAAGCCTGCTGACCTTTTCGGCATGATGGCCGGATGGGGCGACACCGAGATTAACCGTCTCGTTACCGGCGTTAAGATGGGCTTCGTGCAGGGCAAGACAACGCGCCAAATTGTTAAGGAAGTCGTAGGAGCTGGCGGCCTGGCTGACATCAGCCAGCGCAACGCGGCAACGGTGATTCGCACGGCGTTGAACCACGTATCGACGCAGGCGCGCGAAACGACATACAAGAAGAACAGCGAGATCGTAGAGAAATACGAATGGGTATCTACTCTGGACAGCCGCACGTCGACTATCTGCCGTAGTCGCGACGGCCAGAAGTACGAGATTGGTAAAGGCCCGCTGCCACCGGCGCACGCTAATTGTCGGTCGAGTACAGCCCCCGTAATCAGTTCAGAATACGACTTCCTGGACGCTGGCGCTAAACGCGCTGCCAAGGGTGCGGAAGGCGGTACGCAGGTCGACGCAAGCACGACCTATTACGATTTCCTGAAGCAACAGCCAGCCTGGTTCCAGGACGAGGCTTTAGGCCCAGTACGTGGTAAAATATTCCGTAACTCCGGCATCAGCCCGGAAGAGTTCCGCGTAATTTCCGTTGACGGCTTCGGCCGCCCGCTTACACTACAACAGATGGCTGACCTCGATAAGCGAGTGGCCGACTACCTGAAGGGGTTATGACATGGCAGGCTTTTTCACAGTAACAGACGTTCCGGCGCGCCGCGTCGTACAGTACAAACGTGTCTCAGGCTCGGCTGAAGGCGCTATCCACCTGGAAGATGAATCCGTCCTGGGTAAAGCCGTAGATGAAATGCCGTATGCGGATAAGACAGGTATTGCGGTTGCCGCTGGCGGCACCCTGTTTGAAGTCCCGTACCTGGAAGACGCAGGCGACGTGTATTTCGCAGTGCAGCCAGAAGACGCACAGCTAGGCTCGACTGCGACCACACTCACGGCAACACCGAAAGCGGGTAAAGCACCATACACCGTGCAGTGGTACAAAGACGACAAGCAGGTTGTTAACGTGCCAGACGGCGGTACTTCGCTGAAAGTTACGGAGGCCGGGCGATACTGGGCCGTCGTGACGGATGCCGATGGAGTACAGGCTGTGTCGAAAGCCGCTGAAGTTAAGCCAAAAGCAGAGTAAAGAAAAGGCCCCTTCCGGGGCCTTAATTATTAGAAGCCATCAAATTCATCTTTCATTTCAACATCTCCGGTGAAATAGTCAGACGGCCAACTTCGCCATACTCCGCACTGTATGTTATCACATTCGCACTGCGCCCGGACATCCAGCCGCCGCGCGACGCATACGCATCTTTCGCAGCCAACGTCCGATGCTGCTCGACAATCATGTTACGCGACTCTACCAGCTTCTGATGATGCAGGTGTCCGACATGCGCGTAACTATATTCACTGTCACCGAACGCCTTGCGGAACTTGGCAATCATGATTGGCTCGATAGCGTCGAAGCGTGCTTTATGACCGTGGTGGAAGAACAGCGTTGTTTTGCCGTGTTGCACCATCTTATACACATCAGCAGACGTATCTACGAACACACGCGGCTCGTTGTCGTAGAGCGCGCTGAACATCTCTGCCAGCCAAATCATGCCACTCTCGTCGTGGTTCCCCTGGACGATAAGCAACTTCACGACAGGATGTTTAACCAGCGCCATGTCGACAACGCGACGGACCATGCGAATCATGGTGCGGACAAGTTTCTGATAGCGCGTGTCTGCGTCCAGCACGTGGCCGGATGCCGGGGTTACGGCGTCGAGAGAATCAAAATGCGCCAGGTCACCCAGCAGGTTAATAATGCCAACACCGGCAGCCGGGGCCTGCTGAAACGCGGCATCGAACCAACGCGAGAATAAATCCTCCGCTATTTTCATATCCCAGTCGTCACCAGTTTCGTCGGCCCAGCTCAGCATGCCAAGGTGGAAGTCTGAAACGGTGTAGAGGTTTAGCAGTTTGTCGTCGGTCTTGCGCGCGGGCTTTTTAACTGGGGCAACAGGGGTAATCTCGGAACACATGCCATCGACAACGGCGCGCATGATTTCGAGCTGGCGCTCGGCATCGACGTCGGTCTTAATCCATTGCAGTTTGATGTTGCCGAATTCGTCCGTGAGCGCTGACGTGCCTTTAATGCGATAACCATCTGGCACCAGGTCGCTGACATCCCGGCCGTGGCCTAACCCTTTCTTAGCCAGCTTTGCTTTACGGATTTGCACGTTACGTATGTTCATGCCGTACCTCTCGGCAATAGACTTCTCTGTCATTCCCTGATTCAGGCAGTCGCGTAACTGCTCGTCCGTTATCTTCTTAGCTATCGGCATGGTAAGCCCTCTTTAGGATTTATCTGATTCTAATGGCAGCATCGGATAAATACTAGTCACAGGTTATTTATTACGCAACTATTATTCCAATTATTCCACCTATAAAAATAAAGTGGAATAAATTATTCCAAAAGTGGACTATTACAAATTATTCTGATAACCTCACTTCGTTCTACGAACGCCGCAAGGCGCACGTAGCGAGGTGCCTCCGGCACAACGAGCATTCGGGCGACCGCGCGGAAGGGCCGGGGTCTGTTACGAGTCGCGCAGAATCAACGGACACCTTATCCCTCAATGACTTACGGCAACAATGATTATTAGTGTGTTGCCGCAAAGTAATGGTGTGGGGTACGCTTTAGGCTTCCCCCACTGTTACGAGGGGTTGGGAGACAACATGAATCGAACCTATCTTTACGTAGCTGCCTTCGTCTTTGTCGTCGGGGCTTATTATCTCTACGGCAACATGCAATATCGTGACGGCTGGAAAGAAGGCCGCGCCGCTCTGGTAACGCAGCAGCGCCAACAGGCACAGGCTAAGCTGGAGAAGCAAGTCACACGGCAGCAACAGAATGACGATCGTGCCGCCTCCGCCGAACAGCAGGGTGCTGCCCGCACCGTAACTATCACTCAGGAAGTCGTTAAGTACATCCGCACTCCTGGTCGTAATGTCTGCACGTTCGACGAAGCGCGCGTTAAGCTGAAACAGACCGCCGTCGATAATGCCAATCACATCGAAGGCTACGACCATGAATAAATTATTCCTGTTGGCTGTAATAATTGGAATAACGGGTTGTGCGCCGGAGTACACACCGAACACATTGCCGCCGGTAGACCCGCAGCTCATGACCGCGCCGTGTAAGTTAGGCGATGCTAAAGCGGATGCGGATGAGGATTTGTCAGTGGATGTGCAGAACGCAGAATGTGTGCGCCAGTTAAGGCTGAAGGTGTACCGGTTGCAGGACTGGATTAAGAACGTGACAGAATGAGAAAAGCCCCTTATGGGGCTTTAGTTGCACAGATAAATACTACCCGCTGGCATTGCTCAAGGTCGAACATCCCAATGTGACATTCTTCGCGGGGCAATGACATTTCTCTACTAAGCCACGCATAAGCCTGTTGCCGGGTTAATCTTCCACTTTTCCATATTGGGTCGAAAGCCGCGTGTGCTCCACTTTTCGCCCTTCTTAGTTGCGCATTCGCCAGACGACCTAAAGGTTTTGCATCGGTGTTTTTATGGCAGCCAACCCAAGCTTTACAGTCTTCGCACGACCAAAACTGCAATCTGTATAAATCTGGCCTGTGTGGGTATATTGAAGCTCCACTAGTTAGTGTTGCGGGTTTACCGCAATAATCACAGGTAATCATTCACCCTCCTGTTTAAGTTGCCAATTATATTAGAACAGTAATATAACAGTGTCAATAGGAATAGTTGCCTTCTGATGTGGAATAATTTATTCTTGACAGTGTAAAGCCGGGTGGCCCGGCTACTAACGTCCAGGGGACATACTGACTATGAATCGTTTTTTACGTTTTCCGCTCATGAACGAAGCGGGCGCAGAAGATAAACCAGCAGGCGGCGCAGCACCTCAGACTTTCACACTGGAGCAGGTTCAGCAGATGATTGCCGACGAGGTCGCAGGCCTGAAGGCGAATAACGAAGCGCTGCTGACCGAGAAGAAAGAAGCCTTGCGTAAAGCCGCCGCTATTGAAGAACAGGAACGCCTGGCGCGACAGGAAGCGCTGAAGTCGGCGGGCAAAATGGATGAGTTCGAAAAGACGATTCGTAGCCAGTATGAGCCTGTACTGAAAGAGAAAGAAGAGAAGTATTCCGCGCTGGCTAACCGTGTACTCGGCAGCGAGCGTAAAGCGGTACTGGGTAGCTTCGCAGGTGACTTCATTACGCCGGAAGCGGTAGACATCCTCGCACCGTTTGTGCGTACAGAATTTGAAGGTGATGACGTAGTTACTAAATTCGTCGGTTCCGACGGTAGCGTGATTACTACTGACCCTGAACAGTTCCGCAAGTATCTGCGTGAACACAAGGCATTCAGCCATTTGATTAAGGCTAATGCAGCATCCGGTGGCGGGGCTTCCGGTGGCAAAGGCGGCGGGGCCGCGAAAACGTTAAGTGAAATGAACGACGCTGAGCGAATCGCGTTCAGTAAATCTGACCCAGCCGAATTTAAACGGCAACTTGAAGCCCAGAGGAAGAAATAATGGCTATTACCACAATTGGCGATATCGTAACCGGTAACGAACCTGTCATCCTGTCTTACATGACAGAGGACCCGGTAGAGAAAACTGCGTTCTTCGAATCCGGTATTCTGACCCCAACTCCGTATGCTGCCGCTATCGCTAACGGTCCGTCCAACCTGGCTAACATTCCTTTCTGGAAAGCCATCGACACCTCTATCGAGCCAAACTACTCGAACGATGTGTACCAGGATATCGCTACTCCGCGTAACGTGCAGACCGGCGAGATGATGGCGCGCGTAGCGTACCTGAACGAAGGTTTCGGCCAGGCCGACCTGACTGTTGAACTGACCAGCCAGAACCCGCTGCAATCCGTGGCTAACCGCCTGGATAACTTCTGGCAGCGCCAGGCACAGCGTCGTCTTATTGCGACCGCCCTCGGCCTGTACAACGATAACGTTGCTGCAACCGACGCGTACCACACCCAGAACGACATGGTTATCGACGTGTCCGCTACCCTGGGCTTCGACGCAGGTGCATTCATCGACGCAACCCAGACAATGGGCGACGCGCTGATGGGTTCTACCGGTGAAGTGCTGGGTGCTATCGCAATGCACAGCTTCGTTTACGGCCAGGCACGTAAAGCTAACCTGATTGACTTCATCCGTGACTCCGAAAACAACACCATGTTCGCAACATACCAGGGCTACCGTGTGGTTGTTGACGACAGCATGACCGTTGTAGGCACCGGTGCAGACCGTAAGTTCATCAGTATCATCTTCGGCAACGGCGCAATCGGCTACGGCGAAGGCACTCCAACTAACCCACTGGAATACGAGCGTGAAGCATCTCGCGGTAACGGTGGTGGCGTTGAAACCCTGTGGACCCGTAAAACCTGGCTGCTGCACCCACTCGGCTACAGCTTCACCAGCGCGGTAATCACCGGTAACGGCTCCGAAACCATCGCACGTTCTGCTTCCTGGCAGGACCTGGCGAACGCCACCAACTGGAACCGCGTAGTAGAGCGTAAACACGTTCCAATCGCGTTCCTGGTTACTGGCGTAGGCGTGTAACGGTAGCGTATAATCGAGAGGGGCTACGGCCCCTCTTTTCACATTCATACAGGAGAAATGTATGGCTACCACAGGTAAAGGGCTGCCGCGCAGTCTGAAAGGCGCGGTTATTCCTATCCCAGAGGCAACAACCAGTACCGCTGGCGGAGTTAAGAAAGCATCAACTGTAGCAGCCCCTGCGGCAATTACCGCTACCGCCGACACAGCATCCACTGCGACGGACGCGGCCGGTGCTGTCGTTGACCTTAATGATTTAATCACGAAGTATAACGCGCTACGTACCGATGTAACCGCGCTGCGTACTACCGTAGCAAATCTTCTTACCGCCGTTAAAAACGCCGGTCAAATGTAAAGGAGCATTGAAAAATGGTTGATGTAATCAAACGCCGCACCACGGGTGTAGACGACGCAAACGACGACGGCCAGGTTGAGATTGTCATGGAGAATATTTCTCCAGCGTCATTCTCTACTGGTCTCAACGACACCACCGCCGTAACTGCACCGGCGGCACTGACGCTTACCGTGGTCGCGGCTGGCGGTCAAACCCCATACAGCTATCAGTGGTTCAAGAACGGTAACGCCATTTCCGGCGCAACGGCAGCGACTTACACCAAGACGCCTACCGTCGCCGGGACTGATTCCGGTACTTACAAAGTTGTTGTCCAGGATGTTTATGGTAATATCATCTCAGACAGCACCGTTGTAACAGTATCTTAATTAAACGGCCCTTCGGGGCCGTCATAAGGAATCACGATGGCTAATGACAATTATGTAATCCGTGAGAAGTATAATGGTCTGGTAGAGATTGACGGCCAGCTCGTACCTCAGCGCGGAACTGTGCTGCCGGAAGAACTGGTAGCGACACAACCGGATAACGAAGAAGCGCACAATAACGGTGGTGGCGTAGAACCTAAACGCCGTCGTCGCCGCACGTTCGAGGAATAACCAATGGCTTTAGTCGTCGAAGATGGTTCTATCGTTGCCGGGGCTGACAGCTATCTTAGCCTGTCGGACGCCCGCGCACTGGCGGCTAAATACGGCTATGCCCTACCCGCTGACGATACCGAAGCTGAAGCTGCGTTGCGCAATGGCGCGATGTACGTCGGTTTGCAGGAGCCTGCTATGTGCGGTCGTCGCGTCTCTGCGGCGCAATCTTTATCCTTCCCGCGCACCGGAATTAGCCTGTACGGTTTTCCTGTAGCGAATAACGTTATTCCGGACCAGGTAAAACTGGCACAGGTTATTGCTGGCGTTGAATACGGAAATGGCGCAGATGTGCGGGCCAGTTCAGACGGCCGCGTAACAACTATGGAACGTGTGGAGGGTGCTGTGACAGTGCAATACGCTAACAACGGCAACACCGGGGCGACTATCTCTATCACCGCCGCTGATGATGCTTTGCGTCCGCTACTGTGTGGCTCTAACAATGGCTTCTCCTTTAACGTGTATCGGGGTTAATCATGGCTCTTGATAAATCCGGTATGTTTACCCTTATCGGTACGAATTTACCTGATAACGATAGTGGCGCAATCACACCCGCCAAGCTTCGCGAAGTAACAACGCAGCTTGCTGATTCTATGCTTTATGCTGCCGCCGGTATGAAAGAGGTTGAGGTGCTACGCGCCCCTTCCACGGTTGCACAAGCGCCATCTGCCGTCGATACCGCTTTGCAGTTAACTTTCGGTGCCGCGCAGAACTCGGCGGCTAACCCTGTCATGATTAACGCCGCCGGACTGGTTACGTTCAATACCGCTGGTACTTATGCGGTACGAATTAAGCTTCAGTGCGGACGTACCGGAGCCACGGGCACTTCCATTCTGTTAAGCAGATTGCTGCTTGGCGGCGCGCAAATCGGAAGCCCTGCTGCGGTAAAAATGACACAGACTGATGCCACTACGCCGACAGAATCTCGTGTGGTAATTAACGCCACAGCAGGGCAGACATTCATTGTCCAGATTATGCGTGACAGTGCTGGCTCTAACTTCGGCGGAGTCTATCCACAGGCGGCCACTGTAACCGCATGGGGTACCGCGCCGTCTGCGTTACTCGTCATTTCACGACTGGAGCCAGTATAATGAGCACAGCATTCAGCAAGAAAATGCAGGGCGTGGCGACACGCCTGCTCGGTAAATACGGCAGCACTGTAACGCTGATCCGGGCGGGCTCTAAGGTCTGGGATGAAGACCTAGGGGAATACGTGCAACAGCCTGATACTCAGATTCCTCTTACTGCGGTTCCGGTGCCTGTTAACGCGGGACTTATCAACGGAACAACCATCCAGGCGGGCGATATGGTCGTGAAAGCTGACTATAGAGTGCTGCCGAAGATGGAAGATAAGGTCGAGTTTGCGGGCGAGCAATGGTCCGTCGTTGGTATTGAGAAGAAAATCGTTAACGACGACATTGTGGCGTGGTTTATTCAGGTGCGCAAATGATAAAGACAGGTAGTTTTACCCTAGATATACGTAATTTTGTCGAGAAGACAAAAAAGAATAATGAAACGGTGATGAGAGCTGTTACGCTAAAGTTGTTTAGCGCAATCATTAAGGCCAGCCCTGTTGACACTGGGCGTTTTCGCATGAACTGGATAGCTTCTGGTGCGTTACCCGCTCTGGTTACAAGAAAAGGGTTCGATAAAACTGGTGAAAAGGCCGTAGCGGACGCAACTAGGCACGTCATGACTACTCCGGCATGGACAGAGTTAACGCTATCAAATAATTTGCCGTACGGCCCTTTACTGGAGTTCGGCGGGTATTCCTCTGGGCATCACGGCCCGGCCAGGCCAAACGCGTCTAATCTTGTTAGTTTTGTTGGCCCGCATAAATTCTCCAGTTTCGTAGGTCCAAAACGCCGTGGGTACGTCTCAAAGACAGTGAACGGCTACTCTAAACAAGCGCCACAGGGAATGGTCCGTGTTAATATAGCAAGGTTCAACACATTGCTTAACGAAGAAGCGGCGAAGGTGAGATAATGGGCTACTTTGAAGACCTGACAAAAGTATTCGACATTGCGCTGAAGTCCTTCGGCAGCACAAATAGCATTGCCGTTGCCCTGGAGAACATTGACGCACCCACAAGCACAGCAACGCCGTATCTGTCGAGCTTCATGCTTCTTGCCGACACGGAACAGGCGGACCTGTTCTTCACCGAGCAGCGTGCCGGGATTTATCAGATTGATATCAACGTCGCCTCCGCTAAAGGTAGCGCGCCAATCAATAAAATGGCAGACTTATTAAATACGGCGTTCAAAGCAGGAAGCACTTTCCAGCGTAACGCTATTTGCGCCGAAGTGCAGTCGGTTAGCCTGGGGCCACTGATTGTAGAAAATGGATGGGCTAAGCGCCCGTTGTCAATTAATTTCATTGCCTTCACTGCGAGGATATAACGATGGCACTGCAACCATACAAGGGCGCGAATACCGCACAGTTCTACGTGCTGGAAACAACGCCAGGCGTGACGCCTACTTCTCCGAGCTGGTCGCCACTGCGCAACACAGGCGGTATTCCGGCCGTAACCCGCGATGCTCTGGTTTCTAACGAACTGGACGGCAGCCGTGAAACATCATCCATTCGTACCGGTAACAAACAGGTTACTGGTGAGTACGCCATTGAACTGAGCGCAGAAAGTCAGGACGAATTACTGGCGGGTGCGATGACCAGTTCCTGGGTTGCCGGTTCTACCGTTGCGGGTCTGTCCGTAACTGTCGACGCAGACGCGAAAACCTTTACCCGCGCTGCCGGTGATTACACCACTGCCGTAGAGGTTGGTGACCTGGTGCGCTTCCCTGGTCTGACCGGCGATAACAGCAAGCCGTTCATCGCAACAGCCGTGTCCGCACTGGTTGTTACGGGCGAAGCTATTAACCACACCCTGACAGATGAATCCGCCGTTACGTCTGACCTGGTTATCGCGGATAAGCTGGAGACCGGGAATCTGTGTAAGACCTACTCTATTCTTACCTGGTTCAAAGGTCGCTGCGGTGGCGCAGACAGCTACGTTATTACCCGAGGCGTGGAGTTCACCGGCTTTACTATCGAGCAGGCAGTCAACGCAATGGTTACTGGCTCGTTCCCGTTCATCGGTCTGAATCAGGAAATTCTGAGTGCGCCACCTGCGGGTTCAACGTTCACCGTTAACTTCGATGCGCAGCCTTTTGCTTCGGTAGACGTGTCGGCATTCAACGGCACCGCACCTCTGAAGCTGATTGACACTTTCACCATCACCAACGATAACGGTGCATCAGCACAGTTCGAACTGGGTAACGACAGTGTGGCGTTTGTCGAGCGCGGCCGCGCGGCTAACACCTTCTCGCTGGCGGGTAAGCTGTATGACATGACTCTGTTGAATCTGTTCCTGAACGAAACACAAATTGAACTGACATCTATTCTGGCAGGTCCGGACGGCGCGATGTCATTCACGCTGAAGCGCGCGGAACTAACGGCAGCTACCCCAGAGATTGGCGGTCCAGAGTCCGTTACATTGTCTCTGGAAGGACAGGCGACAGGCAACGCGATGCAGTCGTCTATCGTTATTCAGCGTATCGCTTACGCATAAGAGAAAGGCCCCTTTCGGGGCCTTAGTTTTAATAGTTTCCGCTAGAATGGTATAACTCTCCTGCGTCATAAGCGTCCGCCACTTCTTTTATATCTGATAGATAAATAAAGCCCTTAGCCGTCGGCTTTAAAAAATATATCTGAGCTTCACAACCAACAATGACGCTATCAAGGTCAATATGTAACACTTTCTCCAGAGTAACTACATTACTGTCGACAGGGATTGCTGTTTCATCGTACTTAGCTAATCCTAAATTTATATTAAAACGTGTTCTGTCTACTGTCATCTCAATCACTCCCCAAATGCATAGCCGTAAGCGAAGGATGTCTGAGTCATAGCAATAGCGTTAAGACCCGACGTTTTGTCACTGTTGCCGCGGTCGACTGCCTGCGCAGCCACCAGAGTCATAGCCAGGCCCGCATCTTTGGGAGACGCACCGCTGAGGCGCAGCTTCTTACCGTCGATGCAGGTCTGCACCTGCGAAGCAACCAGACCGTTGTAACCCTGAATCTGTTCCGGCGTTTCAACCTTGAAGCGAGCAACGGCAACAAACTGGTCGACGACCGCCGCGCCGATGTCGCGACAAGATACAGCCTCAGCAGAGAAGCTAAGAGCTAGGGAAGAACCGAGTAGAACAGCAAGTAAAGTTTTCATTAAGTTTATCCTCATGTGTATTATGAAACTAATATAAACGCCGATTAGCAAAAGCGCAACAAAAAAGATAGAATAATTTTGCGCCTACAGTCGCCCTGGAAGAGCGGTTGGTTACCGCCTGGCGCTTTAATCAACCAATACCCTGTTAACCAAAGGATAAATAATGGAACTGAAAGATTTCTTTTTCGCTGACAAGCACGCCGCGGGTACGCTGATGCCAATCCCGCTGCCGAATGGTGAAGACTCCGGTGAGTGGCTTCGCGTCATCGGCCCGGCCAGCGATGACGGAGTGAAAGCCGGTCGTGATTATCATCGCGCCTATTACGCCGTCAAAGAAGAACTGGCACTGCTGGACGCTGAATGTAAAGAGAAGAACGACTGGACGCGTTACAACGCAGAATTTAACTGGCGCGCAGACGAGCTTAACGACGCCTTGGCGCTTGCGGTTGTAATTGGATGGTCAATGGACAACGAATTTAGTAAAGAAGCGCTGGCGGAACTGCTGAAGCAGTATAAAGGCCTCGGCACCGTAGTTGCCAAGCATTTCCAAGAGAGCAAACAGTCTCTGTCGGAAAAGTAGCAGCGCTGTATGCATTCGCCCGCTGGAACTATGTCGACCGCCAGAAGAAACAGAAATTCGACGACATAGGCGCGGGCCACGAGGCTTTCTTAATCGCCATCGGACAGATTCAACCGGCAGCGAGAAAAGAACAGGAGCACCCAACACTGCCAGCTATCTTTGTCAGCGTATGGGGCAAGTACCGCGACCTCAAATTCATACAGCGCGACACCGGAGAATCACTGGTATTATGTCCTCGTGATATAATCAAATGGCAGGACCTGGTAGCGTATACGTCAGTTACCAGGGACACGATAAGTCTGCTTGAGGCTGAACTTATCATGGGTATAGACGCGATATTTGAGGGCCGGGACGATGGCTGATACAGCTTCGCTAATTGCTAGAGTAAAAACAGAAGGCGCGGAACAGTCAGCTAAACAGCTCGACGATTTCGCCACATCTGCCGGAAAGGCCGATACTTCGGCAACCAAGATGTCCTCGTCCGTCGACAAGGCTACCCCCAAATTAAAAGGCTTTGGCACCGGCGCACAGCAGATTGGCTACCAGGTTCAGGACATGATTGTCCAGATTCAGGGCGGCACATCTGCTTTTGTAGCAATCGGTCAACAGGGTTCCCAGCTCGCCGGTGCGTTCGGCCCGGGCGGCGCGGTAATAGGTGCAATCATCGCCCTGTCTGCTGCCGTTGGCGGTACTCTGGTTAAATCGTTAGGCGGTGCAAAAGTCAGCGCCGAAGAACTCCAGGCGTCGACCAAGACGCTGGACGACGTTCTCCAGAAGAACAAAGACGGTACTTACGAGTTATCCGACAGCTTCGTCGAGCTGGCAAATAACATCGATACCGCGTCACAGGCGCAGGCCAAATTCTACGAAGCACAGTCAGCAACCGTAACGCAGACCGAAGGTGCGAAAGAGGCTATCACAGACCTGATAGATAGTCTCGATACCTGGACTAACGGCTCGGCTATTGGCGCTCAGCGTTCTCTTGAGTTAGGCCAGAATACTTCATCCCTCACTGGGTATATTGAAGACCTGGCAAGCAAGTTCGGCATTACCAATCAGGAAGCTGAAACACTCGTACCTTTGCTGGCTGCCGTTCAGAAAAACGCATCACCGGAGAATATCAAAGCGCTGTCTGACGAAACGGCGCGCCTGAGTGACAAATACAACGGCACCAATAGTGAACTTGTCAAGTTCAACGGAGAGCTGTTCAAGAACATCGGGCAGATGCAGGAAGCGGCGTCCAAGTCTGATACCCTTTCTGGTGCACAGGACAAGCTCGGCCGGTCTGTAAACTCCACGACGCAACGTCTGAAAGAACAGAATGACCAGATTATTAAGAACGTCCAAATCGGTAACATGGCCGACCGCGACCGGTATGCCGCGCAGGCGCAGGCGGATAAGGAAGCTTTTGCCAAGCGCGAAGGCGTAACTAAGGAACAGATTGACGCGTACAACGCCGCACGAGACGAGGAAGCCCGCCAGGATATTCAGCGCGTTAATGACACTGAAGCTAAACGTGCAGCCGCGGAACAGAAAGCTGCGGACAACCGCGCGGCACAACAAACGAAACGAGCCGAAACTGAAGCCCAACGGCAACAGACTGCTGCTGATAATTTCCTGGCTACCATTGAACGCCAGAACCAGGATGAACTGGCTGCCATTGACGCGAAAGAGAAGCAGAAGTTAGAGAAGCTTCAGCAATTTAATCAGCAGGGACAAATTGTCGGCAAACAGTTTGAAGATGCCAAGACGCAGATTGCGCTTGATGCCGATGCGGAACGTAATGACCTGTTGCAGAAACAAACTGAAGAAAGGATGAAGAAGCAGAATAGCGCCGATTCATATCTTGAACAGTTACGGGCACAGAACGAAGGTGAACTGGCCGAAATAGACCGACAGAACGGCGTTAAGCAACAAAAGCTGGATGATTTCTATAACCAGGGTCTGGTTAGCGAGTCTGATTATCAGACCGCCAAAGAGAACATCGCTGCGGCATTTGACAAGGAGCGCGTAGCTAAATACTCATCCATGCTCGGCCAGACTACTGACGACCTGAAAACTGCCCTGGGTGAGGGTAACAAAGCATATAAAGCGTTCGCTATTGCCAATGCCATTATGAACACCTATCAGGGTGCTGTAGCGGCGTTCCAGTCGGCAGCGGCTATCCCACTGGTTGGGTGGATTGCTGCTCCTGTAGCCGCTGCTGCGGCCGTTGCTGCGGGTCTTGCTAACGTTGCTAAGATTCGCTCCGCCCGTGAGCAGGGCGGTTCTCTTGCTGCCGGTGGTATCTCTATGGTCGGTGAGCGTAACAAGGCCGAGTTAATCATGCCCGCCGGCGCGTCTCGCGTGCGCACAATGGAACAGGTGCAGCAGATGATGGGTGGCAAGGGTGCGAATGCTAACGGAACACCAGCGGTCACCATCGTCAATAACACCTCCGGGCGTATCGACTCGGCGACGACTGAACAGGATGACGAGGGGCGCTTACGTGTTATTATTAGTGAAACGGTATCTCGCGCGTTGCAGGACAGCAACAGCCAGATTTCTAAATCACGTCGCGCGACTCGCGGCCAGCCAGGGTTCTCCTAATGGGAAATTTACGTTTTCCGGCTTCTCTGAAGCCGATAGTGTCGAAAGGCTATTCGCAGACTCGCGGCAGTAACATCTGGCGTGTCGATGTCCAGGGCGGGGTGCCCCGACAGGGGCGTGACACCTATTTTGAACCGGTGCCTATTAGTGTCACGCTGGTCGTGTCAAATCTCGGCCGCCAGGCGTTTTACAGCTTCCTGAACAATATCAGTGGCGGCGCGGACTCCTTTATTATGCCGCACGACACTGGCCTCGGCATTGAAGACCATCAGATTTATATCACGAGCACTATCAGCGACAGCACTGATGACGGTAAGAACTGGGTTATTACATTCACGGCAACTGCTGAACGTACCGCGATTCAGGAAGATACCTGCCTTACGGCTAATTTGCCCGACCTGTTCGGTTGCTATGGTGACTGCCTCGGTGAATTCCTGGTTGCTTATGGTGTTGCACAGTCAACATTTCCTCGTATCTGGGACCCTATGCAATGAGTGAAGAATCAGTCCTGGCGGCGTATCGCCTTAAACTGGCCTCCAACCCGGAGGGCCAGATTGATTACACGACGGTTGAGATTACGCACTCACTGTTATCTAAGCGTTATCTTATTGTGCGCGGCACATCGCCACTTACGGCAACACTGGAAACCGGAGAGGTAGTTACGTTCGAGCCATCACCAATGGACTCAAAGAACGCGGCGAACAATAACGATATGGACCAGCAAGCGGCCTTTACGCTGCCGGATGTTGGCAACCAGCTCGATGACGAGATGTCGCGCATCCCGCTAAATAACCAGGAATGGCCGGTGTTTACCTTTCGCGCTTATGTCAGCACCGACCTGTCTTATCCGTGCAAAGGGCCGGTGTCCTACGACCTACAGTCGCTCTCACAGGCCAAGGGCGTGTTTACGGCCGACGTTGGCGTTCCGCGCCTTAACGAGCGTCCTACGGGCATTCTGATGACGCCTACGGAGATTCCTATTCTGCGCGGGGTATTATCGTGACCGTAAACATAAATTCATATACTGGTTTGCCTTATAACTTTCGCACTAGGAACTGTTGGCACCATGTCCGTAACGTGCGCGCTGACGCCGGTCTCTATACGCCAGAGTTTAATGTGATGTCGCCGCGGGACATCAATCAGGCATTCGACGACGGCCACGCGGCAACGAAAGGATTAGAACAGGTATTCACCCCGAAGAACTTTGATGCGGTATTGATGGGTGTTAAAACGGGCGGCCGTATTGTGTGGCACGCGGGTGTGTATTACGACGGTATGGTCAGTCATTGCGCAATGTACGCGCGACAGGTTAAACTTGATGTATTATCAGACTTAAAGCAGGTTTACCAGGAGATAGAATTTTGGCGCTGATTAACCATTACGCACGAAACGCAAACGGCGGATTCGACCATAAGCGCCTCTACGGCAACCCAATGGAGTTTGTTGTTGCAAACATCCCGGACGGCGTGCCGTTTGAAATATACATCGACGAAATCGGCGAAGATAATAAAGTCACCGAAGACTTTGAAGCACTCAAAGAGCAGGCCACATTCCATATCGTCGAGGGCGCTGGCGGAGGCGGTCTGGGCGGTATCATGAAGGTACTTGACCCACTAGGGGTCATTAACCGTATCAATAAAATTATTTTCCCATCGGCTAAGTCACCCAGCTCTAACCTGGCTAACGGACAAAGCGAAAGCCCTAATAACAGTCTGACCGACCGTAATAATAAGCCGCGCCCATATGAGCGTACTTACGATATCTGCGGCACTGTTCAGAGTATTCCGAATGACCTGATGACTACATATCGCCTGTTCGATGCCGCAGGTGAAGTAATCGAATACGGATATTATGATGTAGGCCGTGGCTATCTGGACACCCCGGCATCAGGTATCACGGATGGCGACACGTTGTTGTCTGAAATCACAGGTTCATCCGCTGCCGTGTACGGTCCGTTTACTTCACCTAACAGCGGCAGTCCACAAACGGTAATCGGCAGCGCACCCACGGAAGACCTGTTCATTACCGTTGCGTCAAATGAGATTGACGGTCAGGTGCTGAAGGCGCAGAACGACCTGGCTACCAACATCGGCGCATCCAGTACCGTGCAACAAACAGGCGGAACATTAGGCATAATTGTTGACCCTACTGGTGATTCTCAGTTCGACGAATTCCTTTCTGTCGGCGACATTGCACGGTTTAACCATATCCAGGTCGATTTACCGGGCGACAACTCTAACGCGTTTCTTAGCGGGGATTACCTCGTAACATCTGTTAGCAGCGTTGAAATACGCGTCAACATTTCCGGTAATAATTCGCAATGGCTCCTGCTTGGTAGCACTACCTGGCCACTGGAAGCCTTCGACGATGCCACAATAGGCCCGGCCGACACGTACACTAAAAGCCTGACTGACTGGGTGACCATCGACCGCATAAAGTCAGAGCGCCTTGTGGCTAATATCAGCGCCGACAATGGCATGTATAAGGACAGCGGCAAGCGCAGCAAGCAGAGCACATCTGTAACCGCCGAACTGCAATACCAATTGATAGGCGACGATGGCGTTCCATACGGCCCTATTTACACACAGCAAGGAACGGTTACAGGTCGTTCTGCCGACTTTACTGGTGTGTCTATTATCGCCACCCTCCCATCTCCATCTGCGGTGAGGGTTCGCGCCCGGCGGGTGACTGACCTTGACCTTAAATTTAGCGGACAGGTGGTTGATGAAATTAAATACGTCAACCTGTACGGCCAGGTTCTTGACAATACACCAAACTACGGCAACAGAACAACTATTCATACGGCGCGTAGACAAACCCCGCGCGCTTCTGCCGTTAAGCAACCGCAGATTAAATTAATTGTTACTGAGAAGGTGCAAAAATATCTTGGGAATGGCGTGTTCGACACAGCGTGGACAAACAACACCCAAGCTATACAGTCTCTTATTCGCCTGATGCGGGACCCTGTTGTTGGCGGTCTTGACCTTACTGCGTCCAATATGGACCAGTTATTGGACGTACAGAATGAAGTTGAGTCCTATTTCCAGTCAGCAAAAGCCGGGCAATTCTGCTACACGTTTGATAACTACCAGACCACCGCGCAGGACATCATCACGACTATAGCTGAGGCAATTTTTTGCACATCATACCGCAACGGCAAGAATATCATGCTGGACTTTGAGCGGCCTCGCATGGGCCCGGAAATGGTGTTCACGCACCGTAGCAAAAATCCGGATGCCGAAAAATGGACCCGTCAGTTTAGCGATAAGGACGCTTTCGATTCGGTTAAGTACAGCTATATTGACCCGGACACTAATATTAAAGAAACAATAACAATCCCCCCTGATGGTGGCATTAAAACGGACACTTATGACTCTAAAGGCGTGCGTAACTACCAGCAGGCATACTGGCACGCCTGGCGCAGGTACCAGAAGAACACTCTAAATAAAGTTTCTGTAGAATTCACGGCAACCGAAGAGGGTATCTTCGCCATTCCAGGGCGGCCTATATCGGTTGTTAAAGGCTCACGCGTCGCGCCATATGACGGATATGTTGTTGCCGTTAATGGACTGGAGTTGACGCTATCGCAGCCAGTTTCCTTTGACGAAGGCGACGACCATTCTGTGATTCTGAAGAAGCGTGATGGGTCCGTACAGAGTGTGGCCGTTACACCAGGAACCTCTGAACGTAAAGTGGTCATGCAGGCAGCCCCGCAAGAGGCTATCTACACTGGAAACAGCGCACTTAAAACAGAGTTTTCATTCGGCAGCGAACAAAGGCATAATGCTCAGATGATGTTAGTTAGTACCGTCGACCCCGGAAGCGACAGGACGACCAAGATAACAGCGTATAACTACCATCCAGATTATTATCTGTACGACGGCGTATCGCCATTCGGTCGCGCATTCAGCGCAGGATTCAGTAACGGTTATTTATAAGAGGACACACTATGTCTAGCGGATGCGGCGACGTTTTAAGCCTTTCGGACTTGCAGACAGCAAAGAAACATCAGTTATTCGAAGCTGAGGTTATAACAGGCAAACAAGGAGGTGTTGCCGGTGGGGCTGATATTGACTATGCAACTAATCCGGTTACAGGCCAATCGCAGAAAACATTACCGGCGGTGCTGCGCGATGCAGGTTTCCGCCCAGCCTCCTTTAGTTTCGATACTGGCGGAACCCTATCGGCAACAGATACTGATAAGGCCGTCTTATGGCCCGCCCCTGGTGGCGATGGGCAATATTACGTATGGCGTGGCTCTTATCCGAAAACAATTCCGGCTAGCTCTACCCCAAACAGTACCGGTGGAATTTCAGCAACAGCCTGGCAACCTATCGGGGACTCATCCTTAAAACCTTTAGTAGAAGTTATCTCAAATGTGGTAGGCACAGACAACTATGCACCTTTCCCGGGTACTGGTGCTATGGTTACCGCTGGCGCTGACTATTTATATAACGACGTTCTGTATACCCTTGTCGGGGACTCAGGAACGGTTAGCTCTGTCTCCGGGAATGTAGTTACTACCAGTGGTGGTACTGCATATCTTCTTGATAAGCGCTGGGAAATTAATGATTTAAGAGCTTGGGGTGTTAAAGATGGTGATAATGTAGACCTGGCGATTAAAAACGCAGCGACATTTTTATGTCGTCGTCCGGGGACTATTACGCGCAGTCTTTATGTACCATCATTTGGTATAGAAATTACTTCTGTCGAACTTCGCGACATGAGCAATTTTAATATCCACTTCGACGGTACGTACATTCTGGCGACGGCAACAACAGCAAAAACCGCGATGATTTCAGTGGTAAACGCCACTTTCTTCTCCATAACTGGCTCCCCACTTATAGAGGCTACAGCCAATAACTATACGTACGCAATTGAGTTTAAAGGTGGATTGCCGTCGCTTATCGCACCCCTCACGGGATTGTTGAGCAATGTGTGTTCGGACACAATTCGTGTTCGTAACTTCCCTTGCGCCGTTCGCATTGGTGATGGTTCAGACCTTCAAATTTCAGAGATACAGTTAAATTTACAAACTAACCGTTGTAACTGTGTGGCAGAGATAAATGGCTCGCAAGCTATAGCTACAATCAATGGCAGTCTCTTGTGCGAGCCTCAGCCAGCTTTTTCCTATACCAAAGCAGTATTCCACTGCATTGGCGGCATAGCGTATCAGACAGCAGGCGAAGCAGTTTCAAGTGTTGATAACGATGGTGTAATCGTGCAACTACGCCAGGTAAGTTCTTCGCTGTACGGGAACCCATTTGGTAGCGCAAAAATTACAGGCACCCACGTTGAATGCGCGGGTCTGTTAATGGCCGTCGATAATAACTCGGGCATAGTTGGCTCTTCAGATAGTAAATACAGTGCGGTATCGTTCAGTAATTGCCAGGGGAGTATGCTGAACGGTAACAGTGAATTAGTTGCCATCAGGGTTGACCCTTACGAGGGCACATTCTCTGCTGATTCAACGTGTAATTTCTATACGAGCTCAACACGTACTAAAAAAATCGTATATAGCACCTCACCGTCGTTCAATTTCGAAGTATCTCCGCGCGCGTTTCGTAAAGGATTTGGTACTCTTGCGTCGGAGATTGGTAGCGGGAACGTTAACTGGATTCATGGTTTACAGCCGATTATCCGAATGGCGGTCGATGTTGTGTCGATTCCCGCGTCGGGAACGGCTCCACTAGGATTTTCTTCGAGAGAAGCTACAGGAGATTATCAGTTTTATTACGGCGATACGTCATCTGGAGGTATCGTAACTACACATAAATTCGACTCTTTGACTGTGTCAATTTCCGTCCCGGCCTCGGCGGCTCTGACCATCAGGCTAAAAATTAACGGAGTAGAACAGTTTTCGTGTCAGAACTCTGGCAGTGTCACTTTGCCGAGGGAATTTGTACCTATCGGAACTACGATTACCTTTGAAGCCACAAATGCAACCGGCAGTTCCGTTACAACGGCGTCTTCCGCCCGTATAATTGTGTCAGGGTCTAATAAAGACTAAACATAAGGCCCCTTTCGGGGCTTTTTTTTTACATCAGGTCATCTATATTTTTGACTTTTGTATTTTCTATTAAGAAATCCAGTTGCGCGTTTGCCGCGTCTCGCTGCTGCCGTAGTCTGGCGTTCTCAGCTTCGAGTTCCTGATAGTCTTCGTATTTAACGAAAGCACCTGTAGCTGTCTCGTACTCGCGTATAGCTATCGCTGCGTATCTCTGAACCATCATATACCTCTCTTCTTACCGTGATTTTCATGGAATCCGTATTTAACTTCAGCAGCTTTACGGGCCGCTACCGCATCGGCAAACTCTGCAAACTGACCGAGATGTATCTTTTTACGGTCTACCTTTATTTCTGCGGCCCACTTATTCCGCCGCTTCTCGAACCATACGCCTAGCGCGCCGCTTGTGTTGTTAATGCCAATGGAAGCGTTCCGGCTATTCTCGGTGTTACTGGCCTTTCTCAGATTAATGATTCTGTTATCTGTTCTGACGTGGTTAATGTGGTCTATCTGCTCGTCCGGCCCGACCGGGTCGTCGGGGTATGTCATATTCCAGGCAAGCCGGTGTGCAAGCTCCAGTTTGCTGTTTATTCTGATTCGAATATAGCCATCCCTCGGACAAAAACATCCGGCCTGCTTACCGACGAACCCGCGTCTGTTTGTGGCTTTCCAGGTGAATAGACCTGTTTCCGGGTCGTAGTCTAATTCACTCATTTGTCAATTTTCCTCTTACAATATTCCATGAGCAGGTCTTGTACATCCGCTTTCCCTTCAAGACGTGCTTGTACGACCTGGTCAAGCGTGTCTTCCGCCTGTATTTGATAGATAAATACCGGACGAGGATGGCCGGACTGAAATTGCCGTACGGGGCCTATGCGCTCAATCACCTGTGCATACTGTTCGTACGACCACGTCATACTAAAGAATGCTAAGTGACAGCCCCCATCCTGTAAATTGACGCCATGCCCGGCAGACGCCGGATGCACCAGCAGCATCGGAATCTCGCCGCGGTTCCACGCTTCAATCTGGCGATTACCCTTCTGGCCTTTCGCCAGTGCAACGGCATCAGGGAACTTCTTCAGGATGCGTGCGCGGTCGTGCTGGTACTGGTACGCCACAAGCAGCGGCGCGCCGTTCAGCTCGTCGTAGATGGAGTCCAGTGCATCCAGCTTGGCGTTATGCACTGGTTCCCAGTCACGGCTTGCTTCACCGTCTTCACCCGTCGTGTACACGGCACCGCTGGCTATCTGGAGACATTTCTGGGTGCGCGCTGCCGCGTTCGCCGCTTCCACCTCTCCGGCTTCGAGCTGGGCGAATAGTTCTTTCTCCATCTGGTCATAGACTTTTCGGGCCTTAGACGGCAGCGGGACCACGACGGGGACCACGACGGGTTTGTCGCACCCAAAGTATTCGGCGGCGTCCACAGTAAGGCTGATGTCGGCAATCTTCTGGTGAATCTCGGTATCAGCGCCGCTACGAGGCTTGTACGATTTAGCGGCATGGTGACTGCCCTCCTGTATAGAGACAAACCAGCGGTCGGTGAACGCCTGGTAGCTGCTGCCAAGGCGCTGTCCTGCGTCAAGGAACCAGCACTGCCCCCACAGGTCTTTCAGGCCGTTTGGCGCTGGCGTACCGGTCAGGTTGATGAAGCGCTTAATCTTCTTGTGCGCCACCTTGCCGAGCGCCCGTGCGCGCTTGCTACCGCCGCGGCTACGGAACGACTTCAACTTAGTTGACTCATCGGCAACAATGACCGTGAACGGCCAGCGGTCACCCCAGAACTCGACGAGCCACTCCAGGATATCGTAGTTGCAGCACACCACGTTCGCGTCGTCGTTCAACATCACGTCTTCCCGGTACTGGCGGCTGCCGGTGCCGTCGACGACGCGCAGCGCGGGAAATTGCCAGCGAACTTGTTCAGACGGCCACGTACCCGACGCTACACGTAGCGGCGCTAAAACAAGAACCCTGTCGCCTTTCCAGTTTTCCTGGTCCCAGTCTTCCAGGATGCCGGACTGGAACATTTTATTTAACGACCAGAGTGTTGCGCCCGTCTTGCCGCTACCCATCGTGGCGAATACATTGACCCTGGGGTGTTTCAGTATGTGCGCTGTTATTAGCTTCTGATAAGGTCTGCGCTCAAAGTTCATTGCCTTCCTCGTCGCATTCAGACCAGCCGTAACTGCACCGGTTGAAAAATTCATCGCGGGCGGCCTCTTCCATGTCTTTTTGCGAGGCATTGTCGTCAAGCTCTACTATCTCAACAGTATCGCCGCCTGCTATTCCAGTCTCAATCACTACGCGGATAAATTTAGACATTATTCTTTTCCTCGTTTCTCACGAATCCGCGCCGCCTCTATAGCACGACGGCAGCTTTTGCACACGTTACGGTAACCGTCGATGCTGGCTACACTGGACTTATGGAACGCCGACAGCGGCAGGCGCTCCCGGCACTGGATGCATCGCTTGCGCGGTTCTGGTTCTTTGGGGGTTAGTCGCATGGGAATAACTCCTTAACCAGTTCATCAACCTGACGCTTGCTGCCGATGACTCTCACGTCAGCGCCGACCGCGCGCATCCGGGCATGTTCGCGTAGCTGGTGTTCTTCGGGCTGCGTGTCTTCGTCGCGCTTATACTCAAGAAACAGGGTCTTAGCTGGTAAAATATCGCACCATAAAGATTCTCTTGGGGGCACAAGTACAAGATGGTCCGTTGCGCCTCGGCGACCCTCATAACTTAATTTTCGTACTAGACAGCCTTTTTCAGTAAGGCTTTTTTTGCTGTAGGCTTGCACTTTCCCTTCAGGCGTCATTTTCCTTTACCTCCGTCAGTTCGGCAAAGCAGATGGTAAATTCACGCACCAGATGTCCTAAGAAATAAGCTCCGGGCTCGTCGTTTTCATTATCGTGATACGCGCCAAACCAGTTATAGCAGGCGTTCATAGCGTGGTAGCATTCGTGCGCGGCAACCGCCATAAAGTCGCTCAGGTCGCGTTTAATGCCAATGGTTATAATGTTGTAGCCGTCTTTCTTCATCCAGCAACAGCGTCCATTAACGCCTTCGTCGTGTTCCGGATGGTCGGGGATTGCGCGGAGTAGAGCTTCGTCTTCACCGAGGATGTAGACAATAACCTGCGCCGGATATGGGTAGGCGGTGAAAAACTTCAGTTTCTGTCGTTTTATTTTGTCGAAGATGTCAGCCACGGATGCGTTCCTCCAGGTTGTTAAGCGCCTTCTCCAGATTTTCTTCAGCCCTGATTACCTCTGAAAAGGCATAATCACGTGATTGGTAATCCTCACCGGCCACGGCTTGGTCTGCGTAGGCTTTAGAAACTTGAGCAATTGCGGTATAAAGTTCGCGCATATTTTCGTTAATCATGTTGGCTGTCTCCGGATGTGTTTAAGCGATGACCTAAAGATAAGCCATCGCTAAGTATTAGTCAAATATTATTTAACTGGTGCGCTGCCGTGGTTCTCGTGGAAGCCGAAGAATATCTCTGCGGACTTACGGGCGCAAATGGCGTCAAACAAACTAAGATGATTACCGAGAAAGTTATACACACCGGCAACAACTATCTGCGCGGTCCATCGCTGATTTTTACGGTTCCAGTAAACGCCCGTAACGCCAGATGAGTTATCTTTTCTCCTTGAGGCGTTTTGATTGTTCTGGAGCCGTGAAACCTTGCGAAGATTAACCCCGCGATTGTCGTCAAGAATATGATTTATGTGGTCGATTTCATCTTCCGCAGTTAATCGGTCTTCCGGATGCATGATATCCCACGCTATCCGATGCGCCTTGTAGCTGGTATTGTTAAGAACAATGCAGATATATCCGCGCTTACATCTACTGCCTGCCTCCGCACCAATTGGTATTGGTCTATTTTTAGGCTTAATCTTCCAAAAAATCTTTCCAGTTTCTGAGTCATAACTAAAATAATCACCCCAGTTAATATTACTTTGCATAGCGTTTTAACTCCGCACCTTCAGCTACCAACGGGAAGCCCTGCGCCCACGACGGCAGCTCGCACATCATGGACTCAAGCTTAGAAACAGAATATTCTGCTGTATCTGGCGTCTCGCATACCAATTCGTCATGGATATGGAGTATAATATCCCATCCTGGTTCTTTATCCACGCGAACCAGTGCGTAGGCCAGCAGGTCGCGACAGAGCGCCTGTGTGATGTTCTCCGCCAGTTTCCCACCGTAGGTGTATTGTTTACCCCATTGCCGTGTGGTCTGGTTCTCGCCCATGTAACGGATGCGCTCGCGGTACTCTGTGCGGGCATCGTCCTCGTCAATCTGTTTCTCGACCGAAATACCAATCCCCGGATAACTCAGTACGCGGCCACTCGGCAACTCGACTTTAAGCCACCACCCCGGCACGCGTTCGCCTTTCTCTTTGGTGAACGTGCGGGTAATTTTAATCGCCCGGTCGCCATTCTCACGCACCGCTGCGCCCGCCCAGTAAGACGTACCCGGGTCTTTGATGGCGTTCATCGCTGCGCTTTCGAGGTCATTCCAGAACTGGCAGGTTGCCGGGTGAGATTCTCGCCACATGCGCTTGATGCTGTCACAGGTAAGCCAAACGTTCTTCGGAAGGTCATAAGAAGGGCGCTCCGCCTTCTGGCCTGCAAAGCCTTTCTTGTTCTTCTCCTGGATGCGCGCATATTCATAACCCCGCTTGGCCGCCGCCCAGATGTGGTCCGGGAATGTGCCTTTCATCGTCTCCGCCATCGCGTACAGGTCAAGGCCGAGGTTCTTGGCAAAGGTCAGGAACGCCGCGACGCCGCCGCCATACCCCAGGCCCAGCTCGCACGCCTTACCAATCTGGCGCAGGTCTTTGCGTTCCTTCTTGATAAAGTCCGGCTCCAGGCCGAACATCTTACCGGCGGTCACGCAGTAAATATCCAGACCCGCCAGGAACGTAACCAAGGCCGACTCTTCGCCCGCCAGCCAAGCCAGGCCGCGCCCTTCAACGTTGGAATAGTCGGCAACAACAAGCTTGTTGCCGGCGGTCGGTATGATGCAGCCGCGCACCGTCGACGCCGTCAGCTTCGACACGTCGTAAAGCCAGTGCGCCCTGCCTTTCAGCAGCATATCAATGCCCTGGTCCAGTTCGTCACCTGAGAAGTGACCACGCGCCAGGTTCTGCGGCTGGAAGCCCTTTCCGGCCCAGCGCAGCGTTCGCTTAGCACCGCCATACTGGAGACAACCGCGGCGGCGACCGTCGGCGGAAAGACCCAGCAGAAGCGGGTTGTACTTGGTCGATGCCGTGGAGCTGGCCCCCAGGCGCATTTCGATAATCGTGCGTGCGTCATCCGGCAGGTCATCGTCGGCCAGCAGGTCGTTCAGTGTGGACTTCTGCGCGTTGAGAATCTCATGACCTGGCGCGAGGTCGCGCAACGTCGGCAGGAACGCAGCACCGGTAAGCCCTGCACCCCATTTCGCGTTTGCTTCCGCCTGGAGTTCAATCTTGTGCTGCTTCACCGCGTCGATTGCAGCATTAGCCAGCGCTGTGTCGACGTAGAAGCCGCGGTCGTTGATGCGCTGGTCGACGGCCAGGACGGTGTTCTCGAACTCGGTGTTGCCCCACTGCGGCAGCGAGTGATACACCTCACGCATTGCGGAAATATCTGATTTGGCGTAGGCCAGGAACTCAGCCCATTCGCCGGGGTGCGTTTCGCTGGTGTAGCGTCGCACTTTGTAGTTCTTCGGCGTAGGCTTACAGAAGCGCTGAATGAGCGCCTTACCGCGCTTGTCCTTGGCGTTCTCCTCTTCCACCTGCAACACCTGACACAGCGCGTCCAGGCTGCCGGGGAGGGAGTGGCGGAACGCACAAATCATGGTGTCTATAATGTTGCGCGGGTCGATGTCGATATCCCAGCACTCGCGCATCAGCAGACGGTCGAAGAGTAAACCGTTCTGCATGACTAGTTTAGCCTTGCCGCGCTGCACCTGGCGAAGACCTTTGCGCAGTTCCTCCGGCATCCGGCTGTCGTCTGTACTATCCCAGACCTGCACCTGCTCGTCGTCGAACGCATACGAACAAATCATGATTTCGGTTTCGGGGTGTTCCGAATACGCGTAAGCCCCGGACTTCTTAAGGTCGACCGGGGAGAATGTTTCTGTATCGAGAAATAAAAGGTCAAAATTAGCCACGTTGCACCTCATACGAATAGTAAACGCGGCCTTGAACTTCAGATTCCTCCCAAGGCCAATTAGCCTCGAAGAAGTCTCTAGCGTGTTCTGCGTCAATTTCGTTATCAGCGTACGCAATAACGGTCCAGACATGACTTCCTAAATTATCGATGTATCTTATGATTTTAAACATGGCTGCTACTCCGAGTTAATAAAAAGCCCGCATCAGCGGGCCTTGTCGTTATCGAATATCCTTATTCTTCGTCGTCTTCATAGTTGCGACGCTTTTTGCGCGGGCGTTCTTCCTCTTCGTCGTCCTCGTCACGGCTCGGACGGCGCTTAGGCTTTGACGGCTTATCGTCGTCATCGTCCAGGTCGTTATCGGTCGCCACTTCGCCCGCACCGCCGAACGCTTCGCCATCTTCACGGAAGCGCACACCAAGCAGGTTCACGAGCAGCGTTTTATACTTCTCAAACCAGTAGATTTCAACAGAGATATTGGCGTAGCAGCCTGCGTAAACTTCTTTGCCTTCGATATCGTCGCCGTCAACGGTCAGGCCGCGCTCTGAACCCTGGCGCTCACCGGCAGAAGTCATAATGACCGGGCGTTTCTGGCTTGTAGCTTTGAAGTAGAGACCTTCTTCCAGGCCCTCAATCGGCTTATCGCGTTCTTCCAGGTCGCGCACAGCACATTTATCTGCGTGGTTGCCGAAGCCGTAATTTTTGTCCATCCACTTCTCGGCAGCCTTGGAAGACTTCATGCCTTCGGTCAGCACTTCCAGTACAGTTGAATCCAGCTTGGAAATCTGAGGGTCGTTCTTGTCAAGGTAGGCGGTAAGCTGGAATTTACCTTTAACCGGCTTCCCATCTTTATCAACAGAATCTGGTGCTTTCTCGAACACATTTACCCAGCCGATACGAACGTTTTTCAGGTTTAATTTGATGCCCATCGTCTATGTCTCACTTTTCAGTTTACTCCGGGAAGCTGCCCGGCCAGTGATGCTTAAGATAATAGTTTAATAATTCAGTGTCAAGCGATTAGTTTAAAAATTTAGCGATAATAAACGGTGTCCATCCTGTAACAAACCAGCACATCAAAGTGTCAAACCAACTACCAAATACTTTTAACTTACTAAATTCATGCTTTTTATAGGCCTCACCCGCCACCAGCATCCAAAAGAAGCCAATAGCAGGGACGTATATAATCCAAAACATAATCAATCCTCCAGGTCTGAATCGGTTGCCGGTGTCCAAGCTGGCCGCTTGTCGTCTGCCGTTGCGATGGACGGCTGGCCCGGCTTCCGTGTTACGAGATGACCGATGGTAGCCCATTCGTCTTCCGACAGAACTTTCTCAGCCTCTGTAGGCGATAACAACACTTTTTTGTATAGCAAATCGTCGCCATCGATAATCTTTTCAACCGCTTCGGTATCGCTCCAGCTCCGATTACCCGGTCTGCCTTCGACCAATTTTAACCCTTCCACCTGCTCCCCACGCATCAGCGCCGCGTACATGGCTTTCTCAATGTCAGCGATGTGCTGGCGCATCAACGGCAACTTATCGTATTCAGCCTTGAGCTGGTCAAGCGACATTTCTGTAGGTTCTATTTTACTTTTAGCAGCTTTATTCGGTCGCCCGTCAAAATCAGGGATTAAGCGTAAAATATCCGAAGCAGATACATCACCCCAAACGTCCATATAATCCGCATCATTGCAGAATTTATGGATGGCCTTTAACGCTTCCTCCGCGCTAGGTTCAGGCCCGTCGGCTAAGTCGTCTTCCACTACAGATGATGCTACTTTACGTTTTGCCGTGCATTTTTCCGCGAAGCGGCACCACTGGCAAGCATCGTTGCCCGGGCGGAAGTTTGCCGGTTTAAGACCTTTCTTACCTCGCTGGAACGCGTCGATGGCCTTAAGCGCCGCCTTACTGGCGAACTTACCGAACTGCTCCAGCGCTTCCGGTGTCGTGTCCCACTCGTCAGCACCGCCCGCATATGGCTGGAAGATGACCAGACGCACCGCGGTGATATCGTACAGGCGTTTATAGACGCGCAGCAGGCCGAGAGCATAGAGCATCATCTGCTTGTTCTCTTTCGCCAGCACTTTATGCCGCCCGGTCTTCAGGTCACCGACAATGAGCATACCGTCAGGCATGACGGCTACCAGGTCCGCGGTGCCGAAGGTCTGCAATGGTTTTTTACCGCCAGCACCTTGGTTAACACTAGGGTCATACATTTCGACGCCCGGGTGCAGAACGCGCGTCAGGTTAACGCGGGACTCCACCTCGACCAGTTCGGCAGCGTCGATAATCGGACGGCAGTAGTCAACGTACTTGTTAGCCTGCGACACGAAGTCATCCGTGATTAGCACGGCTCCTTTCTCCGGCTTCACCAGCGCCTTGATAGGGCCTTTGCCTTCGTTCAGTGCGTACACGCCTTTGTACGTGTCCGCGCTGATATCCTCGCCCTTAATGACGCGGTTAAGCACGGTCTCGGCTACCAGATGCATCACTGTGCCGTTTACCGCGGCCTGCCCGGACTCGTTAGGCAGACCAAATTCACACGCCAGAGAGGCACTACAGGCTAGCCATTTCTTTGCGGACGATGGCGACAGTAACGCGTGTTCCTGGTTGCTGCCGCTGGTGTTCTTGGATTTTAGTTTCATTCTGTTGGTGGCTCCGGTAATTGCATCCAGTGGGTTACCGGGAAACCGGTATAGGCGTCAATAGGCTCGCCCTGTTCATTCTGCCAATGCTCGTCAGCTTCAAGATGTTCGTCATCACGATAAATACCCATATCAACACCACCTAACCTAATGTTTGATATAAGCACCCATACGTCAGCTTCAGGTAATTTGTCATCAATACTAATCCACTTGCTCATGACTGAAACTCCCACGCGTCCAGATGCTTCGCGTCTCCGAGGCGCGCATGTACCAGCATCGATGTTTCCGGCTCCCAGACAATCCCCTCTGGTGCGGCGGCGGTGCGTTGCTTAATGCGCGACGGCGCTGTCTTGATGAAGAACACGGCAACGCGGTGATTAACTGTGTCGTGCAGCCAGAGCATCGGCTTGCCGTCGCGGTTATCTACGGCTTCATAGAGTGCGTATTTCATTCCGCTTCCTCCGCTTCGTCTGTTGTGAAATTAAGACCGCAATCAGGGACAAATCTGCCACCGATACGTTTTAATTCAGAAGCCGACACCTTAAAATGCGCCTTTCGCCCAATATCTTCTTTGTGAAAGGAGCCTTCGACAATTACCGGAAACTTAGTTTTTCCGAAACCGAGAAAACCACCATTGTTTAATAATTTAACTTTCATAGCTCTAACCCTCTTGAGGAAAGGCCCTGGCGAACCAGGGCGCGGCTGTTAGTTTAAAAAGATTAATAACAAACACGACGTCAGCAACACCGCGGGCTCAAATACTAAACCGTTGCTAAAGTACAGTTGCCCTGTTACCGCGCCAATCAAGTAAAGAGGCCACGTTGTTTTCATCTATTACTCCTCTACTTCGTAATATTTGCCAACCAGCTTCGTTGCGTCTTTGTGGAACGCTTCGACGTCTTCGTCGGCCAGCTTGGTCACGGTGCGGACTTTGTAGTCTTCCAGCAGCTCGTCGAACTTGTCGGCGCATTCGTCGGAATCACCGGCAGCGATGGCTTTAGCGATGGTCTTAATCTCTTCGCGCAGCGCCGCTACGTCCGCGCCTTTCGGCTCTTCTTTCTGTTTGGCCTGGCGCGGCTTGCGCTTCGGCTTCTCTTCCGGCTCGTCGTCCAGGTCGTCTTCTGGCTCCGGTTTGGCTTTAGCTGGTTTGGTGTCGATAACGTCTTCGCCTTCGATGTTAAGCTCTTTTTTAGCTTTTTCTATAGCAGCATTAACAGCCTCAACACCCGTTGTCGAAACATCTACAGTCAGCGCGCCTACGCTTTTCGATTTCGCAGAGTTCGCCGCAATCAGTTCATGAGCGACTACGAAACGTTCTAACAGTACGAGAAATTTATCTAACATTGCTTGGTTCCTTTTATATGCCGGATTGTGGCCCCGGCGTTGCCGTTTAGTATTTTGGCGCTAAATCGTTTAGTAATTTAATGGTTTCATTTAGATGTTTTGCAACATCGTGGTAAGAGTCCCCTGTTGATATTACCGGGCTACGAATTTTCTCGCATATAGTGAAGTAGTTACGCTCGATATGTTCTAATCTTAGAACCTGACGTTGAAGTACTTCATTCTGTTTCTCGACCGCCTCAAGACGTGATATTTCACGTACCAGAATCTCAACAATCTTAGCCATTCTTAGCATTCCTCGATTTTCGTTGCTTTGGTTATAAGTGAATCCAGAAAAGACATAGCAATTTCAGCTTCTTTCTCATATTTAGCATAGAGAGGGTTGTCATTTTCCAGACTTACAGCTGCTGCGGTCTCTGCTGCAACTAATTTACGAACCGCCATGCGAATTCTATCTGCGTGATTTTTGTCCATAATTTTGTTCTCGCTATCTGTATGTTTTGTTTCGATGGAGTAATAATATCTAAGTAATACCTGTAGCGCAAGCACTTTAGTAAAATAATTTTCAGCTTGTACGGCGCAGGATTACTGATGTATATTATGACGACAAACAACTAAGGAGCTATGTAATGAAGCCACAACCGACCGAGTTTAGTGCCCGCCTTCGTGAAACCATGCGTGCGAAAGGCATTATGCAAATTGAGATGGCGCAGCGCTGCGGCGTGACACAATCGGCAATCAGCCACCT